GACCTAGTTTATTTACTAACTAGAAGTTCAAGGTGGTCCCAAAAGGACACTTTAGAACTTCGACTATACTAATTTACTTCAATCTTCCTATTAATATATATAGTTAATTTTGAGATTTTACAAACCACTCTCAGCGTATTCGCCGGTAGTTGACTCAAGGATACAAAACGTATATCGTAAATACCCTTCCATCAAAAGTGATGGGCTTTATTCTTAAAAATTTTTTATTTGTTTTATATTTATACCAAAACAAGTAAAAGAAAAATTTAATTCAAACATTATATTTTTTGTAATATACTCTTTCAAATACTCACGCGCATTCTTATCGAGATATTTTCTTATTTTTTGCTTCAACATCAGATTTTCTAATTTATCAGAATTATCTACGAAAAGGCTGATGTCGACTAGTACGTTCTCACCGAAATTGAATTTGTTTTTTAAGTAGTAGTACAAACTGTCATTCAATTCGGATACGCAAGTTATTTTATGTACGGCAAAAAGATTATTCACATTAAAATCATCCATAATGCAAGTCATAACACTTCTCAAAAAACTCAAAACGGGTATCAACTGGTAGATTATTTCCTCCAATTGCCATCCCTTTAAAGTTGGAAAGAGTGTATGTTTTTCTTCCACTACTTGATTTACAGAAATGTTCATCTGTCGCAAACTTTCTACCCTTTTATTATTTAAAGAGTAAAGGTTTATTTCACCTGAACAAGTCTTACACATGTTGATGAGTATATGTGAAGTCTCAATAGCCGCGTCTATTACATGAACATCATACATACAATAATTTTCTATTATATTCACTATACTATTGAAATTATGCGAAATAATGTTGATTAGTGATTCATTATTACCACCATCGTTTCTCGCATACTCTATAGGATATTCCATCATATCAAGTTAATGCAATTGATTCACATTCACAATTGAACGTTTATGTTTATTGCGAAGTAACACGTATAAGGCCGGACTATTCAATGCCAACAGTTCACTTTCAGATAAGTCGAGAACACTGAGATCATAGAAGTCGCAAGCCAGATATGCCCATTCTGGTTTCAAACTCCTTTTCTTACAGTGCACCAGAGATGTTTTGAGAACACCATTCTTGAGCAACTGAAAAATCTCTTTACTTCGACTTCTTAACAACAACCTTTCGACGTTGCAAGGTTCAGGACTGAGACGGTTAAGCATTCTCACGTGATCACATTTCTTTAATTGTAACACCCTCCCGTCTTTAGTATCCCATAATAAATGACTTCCTTTATCCGCAGTTGAATTCTTACTCGTACAAAAGGATACCCCGAACTGGTAAATGATCAGTTTTGCCTGAATGTCATCGAAACCCATGGTGACGTAGTATGCTATCATTTTCTTCATGATGCTTTCCAAGACATCATATCTCAACGCATACCTACCGACACCTCTCAATTTAGACCGTGTTGAGATTGAATTGGAAACGTCGATGATAGTACTTGGATCTACCACTAGATTCGGTTCGGGCTTCACGTTACTGTTGTCAACGTCTTTACCCTCTTCATCTCCCTTACCCTCGGGTTTGGGACCTGGTGGATTAATGCTATCATTCTTCGGTTTGGGTTTGATATTATCATCCGGGATGTTTGGTTTGGGTGGTTTAATATTATCATTATTATCATCATCTCGACCCACCTCCTTGACATTAAGATCTGAAAACCGCCGTGCATTCTCAAAATCAAGACCTTGTGCGGGTTTTAAATCAGTGCGCTTACCAGTGTTACTCCGCGTCATGGAAATGGTAACCGCTTTTATCTCAGATTTGACGTTGTTCAACGTTATTTCTGAAAAGAGTGAGTTCCATTTGACAAAATTACTCTGATATTGGACAGCCGGATCGAGAATTCCACTAGTGTCGGTGTTTACCAAGCTTATTATCAGATCTGTCGGTTGATGTGATTTCTTTACCCTCACGTGTCGCCAACCATTGACCGCTAAATAATAGTAGTCTCCTTCTTCAACAACTGAAAAATGCCCGAGATGGCCAATTTTGTTGGGTCTACATTTCTCAAGCTCATCAAACGCGCTAGACCAAAATCGTCCTCCAGTCTGTTTGAACTTATGAGATCCAGGATGATTAAACGAGAATTCGTGAATCAAATTACCATCTGGAATTATGAATTTTAGATGAAGTATGTAATTTGTTTCCATTTCGCCCGAACCATATTTGTACCTCAATTCTAATCTGCGTATGTTTTTCAAATTCATACCCACAGATTGAGACCAAATGTCATTATTAGCCCGCACCAATAACTCTGATTTATCCTCAGAAAAAAGATCTTCAAGATCCATTATTCACTGCAACCCCCAGGAGCTAGTTGTGAAACGTTATAGATTTTCTTCTCAACTTTATTTCTCTTCAAAGCCTGACACCTCATCAATAGATTCGCTGCCAAATCGTCGTCACTTATATTAATCAACGACCCATTTACATAATCAGCTGGTAAATTCCAATACTGAGAAACCACACCATGTTTAGCTTGTAGGTGGTGATCACATACGACCTTGCCAGTACTTTTCAATATTTCTATCTCCTTCTCATGACTACGAGCATACTGTCTGAATGGATTACTGATATGTGGTAAGTTCCCCTTAACATAATTCATAAAATCCATGGTCCTCCATGTGAACTTCTGATCGTTAATCTTAAAAGTATTTTGTAAATTCCGTTGCCTCATATTTTTCATTGATGTGCTTTGGTTTAGCCAACACTGAACCAAACTAACATAAAATGCTGTGAATTGTTCAGTTGTCGGCTCCCCAGCAACAAGATTCTTACAAAACTCGTTCATACACTGCTCAAATTTGGCTTCATCATCTTGTGTCATTGTATCACCTCTATTAGAGTAAACCGATATTGAACTCAATTTTGCTGGGTTCATATGTTCCTCTGAAATGATATCTCTGACAGACATACTATTATCTCTCTTCTTCATCCCTCCTCCGCGTTCACTATCAGTTTGAGGAGTAGTTTCCTCATCACTGAACTGATTTCTTTCTTCTTTCTTATTATCCATAATAATCTTAACTTTATTATTAAATTGCCAAAAATTCTTTTTGTAAAACTAAATCAATACTATATCTAACTCCTATTTGGATAGATAAAAAATTTTTGGTCAAACCTGTGATTATTGCCTGTGAAAGACGTTTAAATTACGATAGAAGTGATAAATACAAAAGAAGAAATCTGAAATCTCCTCTTTAATTATACCAGTATCTATCTTTTCTAAACCCAGATCTAAAAGATAAAAGTTTAAAACATCCAACACTAAATTTGCTGTTCCACCTGGTTGATATTTTGACTTCATATACAGACTGAAGTATTTTTCAACTCTGTCAGGTCCATATCTTTCAATTAATTCCGTGAGATCCATCTTAACAAATTTTTCTCGTTAAAAGTAGAATTATTGGACTTCCATTCCGTCATCAGACGAAGTGTGTGGAGAGATTGGACCTCTTCATCAGTTAAATCTTGTTGAGATAATAATTTGAAAAAATCGAATCTCATCCAAGGTAAAATACCAGGTACAGTGGAGAATAATTGAGGTTTGAAACCAGTCATTCTAAATAATGCCAAGGCTCTGTTACCTCTCAAATTCGCCCATTGTCTAATAATATTATTGGTATCATAGTTAGGATCAAACCTTCTAACAAGATTAATTATGAATCCCGTAAAGTCTGTGGTGAGAAAACTTATCTTCTTACCATCGACTGAAAAGGATACTTTATTCGGAGTATTCCAAATCTTCTTGTTTGTTGTCATCGCTGCAAAAACAAAAAGCATAGTATCTAGGATTAAGACCTTATCCTCTATGCCAAATTGTTTTAGAAAATCGACAATCCCCTCAGACACGCAAATATCGATGTCATGCGGCAAAGAAGATGAGTTACTTATTGGTTTTGGTATACTACTCCGTCTTATAAAATTTGACAGGATAATGGGTTGTCCTAAGATATCAACCACAGAGTCTTTTGGTAGTTTTACAAATAAAGTGTCTCTATCTAAACTAGTAGAAAGTTTAAAAACATCTTTACAAAACTTCTGAAAATTTTTATCTAATTTTTCTATTGCTTTGAAGTTATTGGAGAAACCATGGCCCTCAGCGGTAAACTCATCGAAATCTTTCACAAATTTCGCTAGTACTAAAGGGTTGTCACGGACCGTCTCCATCAGCTGGTTTCCGACTAAGGAGTCTATGTAAGTGTCAAAGAATTTCTTTACCACTAAAACTTTTGCCCTGCCGCTTTGAGAACTGCTAAGAAGCATGTAATCTTTAAAGCACTCAACGCACTCCCTAAAGAGATTGTTGTTCGAGAAACCCTCTCCAATAGCTTCAACATCAGCTTTTGGATTGATCTCAAAGCCTTTTACCTTCCCTTCCAAAAACTCTTGAAGAGGGATCAATCTATTCTGGGAATTGCATACCCTGTAAAGGGTTATTAATCTTGACTTGGATTGATTTGGATAATGCTTTGATATGTTATCTTCAGTGTAAGTGCACCCGATATCCTTGTTGTCACTCAAGAAATCGTTCATAGACTTATCTATGTACTTTTTCCATTGCAGCAACGATGCTCTCCAATCATCACTAATGAAGAAGGATTCCGGTTTGTAACCGGTTTTCGTCAGAAGTGACGGCTCGACGTTGTAGAAGTAAATGAGTATCAACTTGACAATAGACTTACCATCATCTTTATCAAAGTATACATCACCACTTCGCTTAGTGAAAGTCGAGTCGAATTTCATCGGATTTCTCCCTGAAATAGCTGTGAAAACGTTATTATTTTCTTTGCTTACATTTTGAAGCATATAATCATTCAAACCTCTCAATTTTTCTTCAACATTACTAATTTTAAATAGAAGTTGGAAGGCACTGAGTAGTTGCGGATTATTCATTATACTCACCATGTTGTTCGCACGAAAGGGAAACTCTCGAAAATCTCGACGAGTTTCTCCAATTCCGTGGTTGTTACGACCTCGAAGTCACCCACAAAATCTCTATTATTAGAACAATAATATATATTCACACCGCAATAAAATTTATATACAACAATTATCAATCCCATTCATTTGTTTACAAAATTAGCATTGTAAGTGATCAACTCTTGATACAATGCTTTCGGTGTCGTAAAACTATTTATCTTATTTTCAAATATTGTTGGTGTCTTTACATAGGTTAGGAGATCTTTTAACTCTGGTCTGAAGTGACCCAAAATAGTGATAAGTGTCGCCAACTCATCAATGTTTGACAATTGAGTTAGAGTCAACTTTAACTTATCAATCTTCTCGGTCAAAGTAAAGGTATTAGGCAACACACTCTCCACACCTGTTTCCTTATTTCTAACTAATAATTCTAAAATACCATCTACGTTATATCTATACATATACACAAGTGTCTGCCCCAGCTTGCAATAATCTGCGGTCTTGAGTCGTGCACTGATCAACCAGTCATTATAAAGAACGAAAGGATCAGATCCCTCGTACACATTTAAGATGGTTGAATAGTGAGATTTGACCAACTCTTCCTTCATGTATGTATACGGGATTGCCATCGGTTTACGAACTATAACTCGAGGACCGCAGAAAAGGGTTATGTCCATCAACGGGTGAGAGTTACAATCTATGTAAGTCATATTACCGGAATCCTCTTGAGCATGTGACATGGAACAACCGTATGATACAGCAGACCTAAGATCCGGATCTATGATACAAGTTAGATTGTGTGTCTTAGCAAAGGATTTTACATCACGCTGGATTTTCTCTAATAGGGATGAACCACCTACTAGGAAAAGTGCACCGGATGTGACATTATTCCGCAAGACCATATTCTCCAATATCTTTAGACTTCGATCAGAGTAGGATTGGATGCATTTGTCCATTTCATCTTTAGTGAATTTTACATTCAATACTCTACCTGTCACATCCATGACATTGAAAGACTCTCTGCCCTTACTATTAGCATCTTCTTTTATCGCGGCTAAATAATCAGCTGACAAAGGATGTTGCAAATCGTACTTTTTCATGATATACTTTGATATACTGCGGTCAATATCTCTCCCACCTAAAAAGGAATCTCCTTCAGTATCAGCAACGGTAACGTATTTTCCATCCTTAACAATTAAAGATGAATCGTATGTACCACCGCCTAAATCATACATGAGGAAAGCGTCATAATTGGGATACTTTGACACGAAATATATCGCAGCCGCTGACGGTTCATTAATGATTCTCCTTAAAGAGAAACCCAAAGAATCGCATACAGACTTCATGAACATCCGTTGTTTGCACTTATAGTCTGCCGGTACTGAGACATTAAGACTAACTATATTCAACCCTTCAACTTTGGAAAACAGTCTGACCAAAGTCTCTATATACAGTAAGATTAGTTGTTTTACAGTATATGTACAACTATAACCTCTATTAATGCCAGTTAAGTACACATCGTTCCCTTTTAACTCGGCCACATATTGGGGTCGAATCTTATTCTTGATAATACTAAAATTTATCTTGTCCACACCAACCCATCTCTTTAGATCGTAGAAGTAGCAGTTAGCTAACTCTCCACTCTCTAAGACTTGGGCCGGTCCGCCAACAACCACATCACCTGTATTAGTGATTGCCAAACAAGTTGGGATAAATTCGGTGTTATTCAATTTTAAAACTCGCATGACCCCGTTCACGTACGCACTGATGGTTGAAAAGGTGGTACCGAAATCGAGACCAGCTTTGGCAGTGGCCATAAATAAAAATTTTTTGATTTTTTCTTAAGACCTAAAGAAAATACGAGTAAAAATAAAATGAAATCTAAAAGAAAGAAAAAATTTTATAACCCGACAACATCATAAGATAATGTTGATAGGTTGAAGTCAAAATGAAAGAAAAACGAAAAGAAAACCCTAATTAAATAAGGAGAAGAAAGGTGGTGAACTATTCATAAATAACCATACTACAACTATTCGAACAAGGAGTCTAGTATCAACACCAGGTACGACGGATGAAATCCGCAATACCCTACGAATCGAGAACGCCTCATGTAATGTAAATAATTATCAAAGATGGGCTACCATTTAGGCGACCATCACCATTACAATTGACGAACTTCCGATCCGGCGAAACGCAACGGTTATCGACACTAAAACCTTATGTGGAAAGCAGGAGTATGAAAATACATGCAAAATACACCACCATAAGAAGAGGGAAAGAAGAAACGAAAAAGAAAGAAAATGTTTCTATGCTACATAAAACATATTTTACAAAAACCGAAATAAACTAAAAACACAAAACAGAAGGAAGAAAAGAGAAGGGAGAACGAAGAGAAGAGATGAGAAAGGAGAGGAGGAAAAATTTTAACAATCTACAAAACTTCTTAATCTAGTGAAGAAACTAAACTTTAATGATAAACTATATAAACTATAGCAAACCAACCCACTCACTAATTAATCTAACAAGTAAACTAAACCTAGACAATGAACTATATAAGAAAAAATTTTTTAATATACTTAATAACCAATAAAAAATATAAAAGCTACAAAAGGACAAAAACATAAAATGAAGAAAAAGTGAAAGAACCACAATCAAAAAATATTTTTGGTATTTTTATATTTTTATGTAATAATCTATTAATTTATAAGACAGAAAGAAAACTAAAGCTAAGGATAGGGGGTTTACGGGAACAATGTAACATGTCTGCCAAGCGGCAGTTAACATGCACGTCAGCGTTCTCGCGAGACGTGCCGAAACATTGCGCACAGACACCGGGCTCGAAATGTGTGTGCAAAAACGACCGTAAATTTATTTAGTTTAAGGTACAGCCTACGTGATATGTTTTGTTTTGTTTTTGTTTTTTGTTTTTTATTTTGTTTTTGTTTTGGGATAGATTTCTCATGAAACCAGATGCGCCCGTGAGGGAACAAATGAATGACATGAGTGCGGTACATGGTTAACATGAACCCGAGAACGCCCGTGAGGGAATTTCTCGTGATTCATGGTACCCAAACCATGAAACGCGGAGGAGGAGTTTTTTGGGAGAAGGGCCAACCGCCGGATTCCCGCGGAAAACTGGGTAATTTT